TCCCGCTTTGTTGTTGTTAGGCATACTATTAATAGCTGTTAATGAATTAACTGGTGTAAACGTACCTATATTAACTCTTAGATATGGGGTTTGGGCGGTAACATTATAAGTGTTTCCATCAACATTAGTAGCGTCCCACAGTGGATCAATGTTTAATATTTGATGGCCATTTTGACCTCCTAGAATAAAATTATTACTAATCTTAGTAGTAGTAGCATCAACTCTAAATCTTTCAACTGAAGGGTTTTCTTTTGTAGCTCCAGCATTATTAAACTGAGGCGGCACGGCTACATTAGATGCATTAACAAACATCCCTAATCTATTGCCACCTAGCACACCTGTGTTATAATCAGGCTTACCTATCATTATTGTGTCAAGGCCATCATTATATTGTTGTAATTGTACACCAGCATTAGTATAATAAGAAGATCCACCCATTTGCCTTACAACAGAACCAGCTAGTATAGGAGAATCCGCCGCCGCTTGGTCTGTCCATTCATGTTTATATACTGGTGCATCTACTAAGTTATTAGGTACCTCAGTTAGAGAAGCTCCCCATGTCTCTTTACCTCTATACGCAGTCAGCGTGTTAGGAACTCCGTCAAACTTCATTTGAATATTAGGGAAAAGACTAGAATCAGTACCACTAGTTCTTAAATTAATAGCTTGTTTGGCTTTTAATTCTATTTCATTATTTGCTCCACTGGCATCTAACGAGATATTATTATTAGCTACTGTTGTTTTAAGAAGAAACCCAGCAGTACTATCAAGATTAATAAAATTACCATTAACTATCATATCAATAGCAGTGTTGCTATACAGGCCAGTAACACCACCACCTTGAGAGTTTAATGAAATATCACCGCTTCCTGCAGCCGTAAGTAATATTTCACCAGTTGCTACTGTATTTAGACTGACATTATTATTAACAGTTATTTTACCTCCAAGTCCTGAGTCTATCATAACACTGCTTGCTGAATCTAACAAAATTGTATCTTGTGCTAACAAAACTATTTTACTAGCTTCAGCTAAAAAATAACCGTCAGCTGCAGTACTAGCCGGTATTGTTATATCATCACCACCCATTTGTAATCTGGTAACAGCAGCAGGACCGACACTGTTTAAATCAAATTTAGCTTTCTGTGAACTTCCTAGTGGACTGAACGTAGAAACTGTTGCTTCAAAATTAGAATTAAAAAACGGTGAACCTGATCCACCCTTAGTACCGGTAACAAAATTAAACCCTGCACCAGATCTATAAGTCTGGCCTCTCTCCTCAGTTTCTACATTAAAACCAACAGTATCATTTATGTTATTTACAGCATTAGGTGCTTTAGGTACTGATATGTTTAAGGTATCATCGGCAGATAATCTTATTTGTGACAACTTAGTATAATCATACTGCTCAAAATTTTCTCCACCTTCAGTACCACCCATAAACCGCATTGCGGCAGCACCACTATTTTTCTGGTGTAATAAGAAACTTGTGTTAGTTGAATCAAGTGTTCCTGCAAATTCTTGCAAGAGTCGGTAGTCTGTTGTCACAGTTACACCGTTAGGATACGTTCCAATATCACTTGGTCCTGCAATACCTACAGCAAAGGTAGGTACACCTTGATTCTCGGTAGAAATAGTTTGCGAACCGGCTGGCATAAGCGAAGGATAACCTACATTCTTTGCATTCTGTGCATAATTGTTAGGTGCAACCCCACCTGGGTTACCAGGATTAGGTGAATTACCGAATTGTGATAATCCTACCGATGCTCCAGTAGGACCTTCTGGCCCTGTAAGATTAATTCCAGTTGGTGACCATGTTAATCCAGTATATTCCCAAACATCACCATTTGATTGTAAATAGTAATCTGCTTTTAATGGAAATAATGTTGGTGGAGTCACGGTTGGAAGATCAGTACCTTCATACCACTCTGTACCACGTTCTCCTCTACCACCAATCGGTCCCGCTGGGCCTATCGGACCTGCTGGGCCTAACGGTCCACCGCCATTAAGTATTAGTTGATCAAAATTAAAATTAATCTTATCTACCGCCTGTGAAACCGTATCCGATGCAATTAATTCTTGTATGGTTATCGCCATTTCATTATTATTTTTTAACTATAGTAATGCTAAATCCAAATGATTCAGTAAAACCCTTTCTTTTGTTATATATTAGGCTAAGATCAAATGGATTTGTATTTAATATTTTTGATCCTATCGAAGTATTAACTGTTAAACCGTTTTCTGTTTTCTCAGCATTGTCCAACTGAGCTGTAGAATAATCCAATGGTGCTTTAACTCTGGTACTTTTAACATAAAAGTCAACCGTATCCAACTTATATAGGTGTAAAATATTCTGAGTTATGTATCTCTCTACATCATCATCCAAAGTATTAATATCCCCAAAACCAAATTCAGGTTTAATGTATTTTTTAAATTGTTCTTTAACAGGTTCAAATAAAAATTCAACCAGTCTTTTTTGAATAAACATATAGAATAAAACAGAGGTGTCATTCTCCCTGGTCATAAATGTACCTTTTATCAAACTAGGTTGTTTTATTGCACCTTTAATTGCAACAGGTTCATGTAAAAATGTTTCAAGTTTAATTTCCTGTGGAACTTTTAAATATTTAGAACCTAGAAAAGATTTTTTCTCTGTCATTGATCGGGTACCTATAATGGATTCAACTTCGGATTTATCTATACTTTTTCTAAAATAAGAAGGTTCCCAGTTTGAAGAAAAGATATAAAAATCTCTTTTAGCTATACCTATTTCATTAATGAGAGGGTATAGACTTAAAAACGCATCTTCGGTTGATAGCTCTAATATAGTTGATGGATCTTCTTGGTTTACTTTATGATAGAACAGATTTTTTAATTGACCAAAATGTTGAGTATCACTAGAATTAAACTGCGTGTTTGAATACCTACATAAATCCTTTACCTTTTCCTTGTATATAGCATCATCGCCACTTATAACTAAAAGGTCTATATAAGGATCTCTAAAATAAAATAATTCTTTGGTGGTAGGTTGATAAGTACCAGCATGTCTTCCTATTGGAGTTATTCTAGGTTTTGCTTGGAGTGATAAATCATAGCCTATAACATCAGTAAGATTAAACTTAGTTGGTTTAGCAGGATCTGGTAATCTTCCTATGTAAACTGATTTTAAAATATCTTCTTGTGCCCTGAGTTCTATGGAGAATGTTTCAGCAACAGAACCGTCAGGTGATAGTACCCTATTACCATCTTCATCAATAGTTTCATAAATAATACCAGGTGCACCTTCATTAATAAATCTAAATAATGTTGCAAAACCAGAATCATTTAATCTAGATGAATATGTATTAAATCCACCACCTCTAACCAGGTATGTAGCACCCTTTGCAGCTGTTATAGATGGTGTTAATCCACCAGGTACAAAATTTGCTCCGTTCTTAAGTATAGTTTTAGCAAATAATTGATCATCACTTATAACCTTAACAACATCGTTAATCTCATAGACATCTGTACCTACCTCCATTTTTATTGAATTGAAGTTACCGGTAGATCCTATTGTCACATCACGTAAAAATCTAGTTTTATTTCCATTGTTATCAGTTGTACCTCGTATTAAGAATGCATCGGCAGTACCACTCCAACCAGACGCACTAAAATTAATAGCACCCTGTAAAGGACCATTTGAATATTCATAATCAAAACTCGCAGGATTTATAAACGGTTTACATGATTCACCTGTTATAGAACTTTCTATAAATGAACTTTGGTATGAATACAATGTTGTTCGATCAATACTCTGGTCACCTATACCATTTATACAGTCATTTTCTAATGTTACGAATACCATCATAACAACAGTTTTCCATTTATCATTTTTTACAAACTTTACCTGAGTTTCAGGTTTGTCTGGTGCATTAGGAATTAACATTACAGAAAATCTATAATCATTAAATCTAGCATCACTAACATATTTTTGTGACCTTGCGTTAAAATTAGGTTTAGCTAAAACATCTGCTTTAGTTTTTGCAATAATTCTAACACCACGTAAAAAGGTTTCTGCAAAATTCTTTTCATCACCACCATTAAATCTACCATATCTTAATTGCCTATCAATCAGATTAACCGTACCGCCTGTGGTAAATTTATCTACAATGAAATAATCATTAAAATAATCTCTATTAACTTTTTGGAATGTACCTGGTGAATATACTGCACCTGTTAAAGGATTCTCTTCTGTTGTGTCAACTGGTGCCTCATCAATATAACTCCATGAACTTTTAATAGCATCATTGCTAAAGTAATATGGAAACTCGCATAAGTAATACCATTCATGAGTAAACCCTTCTGCGTTTTGTCCTAGTGTATATTTAGATGGTGAAAAATTATTTTGGCTAAAGGCTTCATTAACATTTAAACTGTATGGTAAGTTTCTAACATTCTTACCTTCGTTTACCCAAGACCATTTATTAATATATGGAATAACTCTAGATGCTACTGATTGCTGCCTTAGAAAGTTTTCTTCTAATCTGTCATACTCTGAAGAAATGACTGAATCAAAATCTTTGTCTGGGTCTGCCTCTCTTAGTAACCCTACTAATTTAAAAAATCCACCAGAATCATAAAAATCTCTAACATTAGGATTAGCACTAATATTTAAATAATTCCCAGTCGCATCTTGTACATTATATTGATCATATTCATAATTTAATTCACCTAGTTGGCTATACATAGTACTAAAGAAATCATAGTCAAAATCCTTCATAGGAAATATTGAAAATCTACCAAATGATGGTTTATAGTCAGAGTATAGTGCAACCTGTCCACTATTAGTAACTTGTATCTGATTATCATTTAATGTTATAATAACATATTCATCAATTTCATTATAGCTTGTAACCGTCCCAGTGTTGTCCTCTACTGGATTTTCTAAATACGGAACCCAATCACCTATCTCAGCATAACCGTTTTTAGACTGAATCCAATTGCCTAATATAAATCTATCCTGGTCACCATTAGCAACTCTTAATAAAGATGAGTTTACATCATTACCACCAACAAAGTTTTTATTATCATTTGCTATCGTAGTAAGTGGATATGTTACTAAATTATCTATCTGTAAAGGGTATGCTGAATAATTAATCTTAAAGTTAAGTCTATTAAATCTACTACCACCAAACCTTGACTGAACATAAACAGTATCATCATTATAAGAAGCTACAAAAAATCTTTTCTCTGGTGATATTCCTTGGTTTATTGCATTAGTTATTGCCTTAGCTATTTCTTGGTTAGTTCCATTAGGATTAAAGAATTGTTGTTTATTGTATCCTGGTACAGGTGCCTCTATTGAAGTAGCTGCAACTTCTCCTACTAAATCAACACCATCATAAAACTTAATACTTAACCCATCCGTTAATTCATTTACGATTTTAAAAGAACATGTAGCTTTACCTTTTCTATTAATAATTTTTGCATCAGCAAAAGTATCAGGGCTTTTAAATCCTGTAAACTTAGATACATCAACCGCAGTATCAAAAATTCTTATTTGATTATTACCCCACTTAGATCCTTTCTTAACAGTATGAAAATTATCTTCTTTATCTTTAACATAAAAAATCGACTCAACCTCGTTTACTCTACTAGGAGTAGGTATACCAGTAATAGTTTCTGTTTTAGTTGGATCAATATAGAGTAAAACCCCTGCACTATTGGATATTTCAAACGGAGTATTTAATTGCTCCGATACTTCAGTGATAGTACTAATTTTAGGCAATTGTGTTTTTTCAATATTCTTATAAAAACCTTCTCCTGATAAATCAAATAAACCTTCCTCTACTTCATTGACATATAAACCAAAGTATCTGTTTAGCGAATAATCAGCAGCAGTTTCGTCAGTGAATAAAAATTCCATGTTAATTAGATTAGCTAATAAAACATTATTTCTTTCAAAGCCTTCAGTAAAAAAGAATTCATTTTGTATAATAGTAGCATCTTCTGTAACTATCCCATCATATGAAAAACTCCCGGATGACGTAAACCCACCTTTACTATAATTAATTCCTGCCCATTGCATAGGTTCATCCTTTCTCCATGATATGTTTAAGGGGGCGGTTGGAAAATCTTCTTGTGCTCTATAATTTCTAATATAAGATCCTAGTAAACTATTTGTTGTTAAATCAAAAGTTTTAATAGCAGTACAATTTTCTAAAACATTTTTGGTAAACTCAGATGATGTTTGTGCTAAATTAGAATCGTTGTTTTGTACTGTTGCCGTTATATTATTAACAGCAGCAGGATTATCTATTCTAAAGATTACAAATTTTTCAGGTATCTGTTCATTTAGCCATAAAGGCGCGAGCATACCTAAATCTTGAGAATATGAATTAGATGAGACCGACCTAGTTCCAGCAGAATAAAACATTTCATACTGGTTTTGGTATTGAGATAACACTGATACATCTTGATATTCTTGGAATACCTCATATGCTAATTGTGCAGGAAACTTTCCACCTTGAAAGAATTTCCAAACATCCCTATCATAAGTATCTTTACCACTTATTTTAAATGCTTTAAAGGTAGACGATGATAATTCATTGTTAGCACTAAACGATTCCAGGTATAAATTACTCCCATCACTGACAAGTTTAACATTACCTGTTAACTTAGGATTAGTTCTAGCTATACTGTAAGATGCTTTATCAAATAATTTTTCGGCCATTTAATTTTCACTTTTTTTATTTATTCACCAAACGGTTAGTGAAAAATTAAACGTTTAGAATACATTACCATTAAAGTTTGTATCCTCGGTAAATAAACCTTTATTGATTCCTCCGCCACGAACACCGCCAGCACCACCTTCATTAACTAATCTGTTAACTCTTGTTGAAGTAACTGTTGGACTTAATTTTGTTAATACCTTTTCTAAATCATTTAACCCTTTGGTTACCGTTTTAGTTGGGAATACATTTATGTTTAATTTATTTGATCGGTATTTTGCAAATATTTCAATATCATATTGAAAAGGCTCTTGGTTATTAGGATAAATATCAAATCCTATTTTCTTTGCATAAGTTATATTTGTAGTAGCACCAGTAGAATCTCCACCAATATTACCAATACCCCCATCTGCACCAGATCCTGTACCAAAATAGTCTGTCATTCTATATTGAAAAACCATAGGTACATTTATTGAATTCTGTTGACCAAACTGTACCATTTTAGCAGACTGAGCCGAATCTCCACCGGTCTGTATATTTAAGTGGTCATCAGATGATATAAAAAGATATGACCCACAGCTCTGTTGTCCTAACGTATATTGATCAAAGTTATCAAATGCTCCTTTAATATTTCTACTATAACCTGCTCCGCTGTTTACTAAGTTAGGATCTCCTGCTTGACCTAATGGTCCAATAGCAGTAATAGATGGACTAGCTTGTAATACTTGACCATTAGGCCATACCACTCCACTAAAATCAGCAGAGCTACTTAATGTAGTTAAATCAATAACATTTTCATTTAAGTAGATGGCCTGAGATTTACCATCTTTGGCATCTGATGTTAAATTTATAAATCTAGATTGTCTAAATAAAATATTTGCAGTTCCATTTCCAGCAGTTGTACAATCTATACCACCTGCAGGTAGAGATGCCGGTAATATAGAATTACTGTTATCTCCTGTCATATTTTCATATGCCTTTTTATATGTAGCATAACTAGTTAGATAAGGGTGGGTTATTTGAATTTCTAATATATCATCAGGTGTAGGGTTAACAGGATAACCTGCAGCCGTGAACGGCGTACCATCTTGGTTAAAGCCACCACCCCAAATAAATTGACCAGCAGTTGAACCCATCGTTGCATTCCCTCTTCCATAAAAATTCTCGGCAGTATCTAGATTAAATGTAAATAAACCATCTCCTGGTCTGCTATAACTATAAAAATCATTCTCAGATGAAACATCACTAAACCTACTGTTAATAAATTGGTTTTTATTTTGAGTTGATTGAAATGGTGATAATGATGTAGTTTGCCCAAACTTAGTCTGAGCAGTTACATCAGGGTTAGATAGTATAATAGGAGTAAGATCATATTTTCTTATTGTATTATAATCAGCATCATCAGTTTTAAATGTTGGTTGACCGTTACTTTGGTTTGCTTGGCTATTATCCAACCATGAATATGTCGCTGGTAATATTGTAGTACCTGCCGTAATAGAACTAATGTTTCCAGTATAATTAGGATTTTCAGATTGTTTAACCATTCTGCTTCTATTACCAGATATTCTAGAAATTAATCTTAATGCAGTCTGTTCATTATTAGCTAAATTAATAAAGAATGTTTTAGATATAATAGCACCTCTTGGATCGTCGAGGTTTGTAACTTCCTGTGCATAAAATCCAGCAAATATTTTTGTTACTGAATTTCTTTTAAGGTTTTGTACATTACCTTGATCATCAATTATAGTAACCACTAAGTTACCTTTAGCCTGTGCAAGTAGTTCTGTGAATAGGTCTAATTGTGATTGCATCTGCTGAAGTTTTGTAAAAAGATCAATCGGTGTTTGATTTTCAGATAAAAACCCAGATGCAATTACTGGACTAGAATGAGCAAAATAATTTTCATTAGCAACAAAGGAAGTACTTAAATGTTCCTGTATTCCCATTTCATTTAAATCCTGTTCTAATGCTACTTTTGCTAAATCCTGTTGGTTTTGATTTATGATAGCTTCAGTTGCATTATCTGAACTAAGATCTGCAGGAAATTTAAGAATTACAGAATTAGACCAATCACTCTCTAATGGATTGGATGGCCACCCTGCCTCAGATATAGATTTTACCTGAACTTCTACTTGCTCCCCTTTTCTTATTGGAATGTCTAATTGATTAATATTAACAGCATCAGCATTATCAGTACTTATATCAACCCACTGATATACACCAGTTAGAGAACTCTTTGCTCTAGGTCTTAGTGTACTTTCTACAATATTATAATTTGAAAATGCACCTTGTGTATCACCAGATCCATCCTTGAATGTAAATTGATCAACTGGGTTTGCCGCCCCGTCGCTGGATAAGTATCTATACCTAGTTTTAAATTTAACTATTGACTGTAGTCCAGTTGCTGGTGTAGATTTTTCTTCTGGCATTGCCCAAAAACCACGAGCTCTATATTTAGGTGTAATACTAGATACTGAGTTATCTTTTTGCTTAGCATCAATTTCTTTAACAACTGATGCATATAATTCTGCTTGTGAAGATCTCTCTGTAATTAAACCTTGTAACGCATTCTTATCAGCATCTCGTTCTACTTCAGTTTTATAATTAGTAGTTTGAATTTTAGTTCTGCTTTGTGAAATTGCACCATCTAATTCCTTAAGGGTAGCTTCTATTGTATTTTTCTGATTATTAAGATCGGTGAGTTCAACTATTGAAGAGGAATCACTTACTTGAGCATTAATTAATTTAACCGCAAAATCACTATCATTTAAAACAGGAGCATTTGGTTTAACACCTTCCCTTGTTGTTGGTATTTTATCATCAGCGAAAGAAAGTAGCATTGATCCAAAATCAATCGCACTTTGCTGATAATACTCTGCTAGCGTTTGTTCAACACCATTAGCATTAATGGTTGTTAATGTATTAGTATAATAGCCACTACCTGGTGACCAATTCACTGCAGGTATTTTTGAATCTGGATCAATAGGTTTTACAAAAGTAATACACCTTTCATTAAATCCAACAGTAACATCAACCTGAACATTATCTTCTAATGAGGATGCAATTTTTAATTGATCCGCACCTATTCTAATTGGATCCGATCCTTCAACTAATTCTACAATAACCGTATTTGTACTAGAGTCAACATTAGTTACTTTATATCTTGTACTTATTGGATTAGAAATAACTTCAAGGCTATCTCCTACCGAAAGCTGTATTGTGTCATCAAAGTCAGCCTCTATATCAGTATAAAAAATCTTATTTAATTTATATTGTTTGCGCTGTGTTGTTACAGTAGCACCGTTAACTACATCAGTAGAAGTAGCGTCTGATATTCTAAGTACACTAAAGTTTCCAGTATATCTTTTAACTCTCGGCGGTAAATCTACAACAGCTTCATCTAATACATATGAAATATTTCTTTCAACGATTTGCTGTAAAAACTCATCATAATTTAAATCTGCTCTCCCACTGTAAGTATTGTTAAAAAAGTTAATCTTACTCTGAGTATTTGTATTTAATATGTACCTTTGGATTATTGCTCTTTCTGTGTCTATTGGAACCTGCCCAGTTAAATCAAATGATACATAAAGAAGAGGGTTAATTAATTCTTCAAAAAACCAATTAGGTTTAATGTTAAAATTTTCAACAGAATTTATAGAATTTAAATCTTGTGCTTCTGTTGGTAGTTTAGCTAATACTAGTTTTCTAAAGGTACCATCAGATAATCTAATAGAGCTGTTTTGACCACCAACATTTGTAATAGTATCAATATTATTCTGTAGCCTATCTACTGAATTTTTTAGAAAACCAAAACTAGGAATAGTTACTCTTGAGTTTGTTCCATCATTGTTTTGAATGTTAATAGTTACCGACTCATTACTAGAAGTTATGGCCTGATTAACTTTCTCAAAACTTTCTAAAGAATTATTAAAAAGCCTAAGAAGCTCCGGAAGCATTGTTGATATTGAATTATTTTCAGCCATTTATTTTTCTTCTTTCTTTTATTATTTATTTAATGATATCAAATACGAAATTTAAAATACCTTGCTCTGTACATATAAATTCTATGATAGGCCTTTTTGAAATTTCAGAATTTGGAATCACTCCCATTGAAATTCCAAACGAACCAGTATTAAGTCTACTAGGTGCATCGGTCCATAGTCTTATATTTCTTGAGCCTATATCTAAATTATTGTTAAACGCTAATCTGAAAGTTTGACCAACTTTCCATTGTATCATAGTATCATCTATGTAAATATTTAAGTCACCACCAGCTTCATTAACAGTATCTAACCTTAACATATTTGTATAAGTTACTAATTCGGTAAACACTTGTGGTACTGCTTGGTTTAAATTCAGTGGATTTAATGCATCTATAACAGTTTCACTAGCATTAAAAGGTATTACAAATGAATATTCTTGTGTAGCTAATGATACCGTGATTAAATTAGGTGTATTAGTATCTACACTTATACCAGGACCTTGTCTTACTACATCTGTATTATATTGTAATGACACTGGTACATTACCATTTGCCAAGCCTTGGATCTCATCAGAATTTTTAGAAATAAGATCTAATAAAACAGTATCATTTGCAAATGCTAAGTTAGCATTATCTAATTGATTTTGTACACTTGTGATTTGCGCTTGTAAAGAAGTAACATCCGCTACATTAGTTATTTGATTTTCTAAAGTTTGAACTTTTTGGTCTAGTTCAGATATTTCTAATTGCTGTGTTTGGAATATTTTTGCCGATTCCTGTAATTGTGCAGTTGCTTCACTGAAGAGCTGCATTGAAAATGTATTATAGTCATTAATGATTGTGTCGATACCGGCCGATCCTGGTGAAGCATCAAATCGTAAATTAATTTTAAATCCATAACTGTTTCCGTTTTGTCCTGTTACTTTATTAGGTTTATATTTAGGATATCTTTGAATATAACCACCATCAGTTGTAGGTGTAATATTATCTACCAATAAAATACCATATAAGTTAGTTACGGTATTTGCAGTATTGCTGGTATCTACCATATCATAATAAACTAATACGGCATTAAATTCAAATGTACTTGCTAAATCACTTCCGTTAAATTGTGGGATAGTAGAAATAGAAGGATCAGTTATTATCTGTTCATAATCATTAGCAGTAAAGTCTACTGAAATACCATCTAACTGATTCCTAACATAAGCAGAGCCGTTAAATCCTACAGGATTACCATAATCAGCTGGATATTTTCTTATATTAATATTAGCAGTATTAGTAAAGGTATTAGGTTCAGTAAAATAAGATTCTTTAGATGTTGGTGGATTAGGCTCCAGCATCCAATTGGCATTAGGATCAGTATAACCTCCGTTTGCAGGATCACCAAATAGTGCATCATCATAATCATAAAATGCATTGATGCTTAATCCTTGTGGTTGTACTGTACTAGGACCACGACCTAAAATAAATTCGTCCTTACCCTGTATTCTTAAACTAGGTTGATAGTTTACATCTGAAATAGAGTCAAATAGAATAGTTGGCGTACCTCCTACTTCAGTTGGTACATTAATGTAAAGTTCTGTGTAAGCCTCACCTGCTTTATCTACATTATTTACAATATCAATGTCCCCTACATATTTTACAACTCTTCTGTACTGATAATCACCAGTCTCCATCGTATCTTCTTCTACAAACAGAGGTCGTGTTACTCCAGGATTTTTCTCTAAATTAGTAGCAGGTCTAAATCTCATTGCACCTGTCTCTTTCATCCATTTAAAGAATACTCTTTCAGCTACAGATCTCTGTGTTGTATTATCATATGATGAATCACTAATAATTAACTCCTCTAAGTTCAGCGCGTAATTCTGAAGACTTTCAGTAAAGTTAACATTAGGATCACCTTTTAATCCGCCACTTGCAATCATACCATCAATAGTATCAAATTGCATGTAGTTTTCATAACTATCAAATGTAACAGGATTAAGCCTATCAAAATCCGGTATATTTAAAAGCACAAACTTAGAAAAGACCAACTTAAGCTCATCATTGTTAAGGGTCTTTGATAAATCTCTTGCAGAAGAAGAGAAGGTATAAAATGTACCCCCATCTGCCTGCGGTGTTTTAATTAAAGGCGTCGTTGCCATGTATCGTTTTTCTTTTTATTAACTTATTGTATAACCAGTTCCACCTACTAAGAACCAAACTCCATTTCCTGTACCATCGTCTACACAAAGTAGGTGAGCAGTTTTACCTTGGGCATCTAAATCAATTTTAGTACCACCTGGTAGTACTAATGGTGTAGATGCGCCTTGGATAGTGATCAATCCTGTTTGTGCTTCGGAGTATACAAAAAATAATTCTTGACCAATTGCACCATCATTAAGCTGTATAGTTACTACTGTACCGGTACTATTTCCAACTCTCTCCACTGTGTATGGTGGTATTGCTGAACTTGTACCAACAGTAATTACACCAGGAGAACCTGTTGCAAAACCATCGTTTAATGTTTGTGGATCTACATCATTTCTAAATAATCCTCCACCGTTAAGGTTAAGATTACCTGTCATATTAACATTTGTTAATACATCAAATGTAGAAGCATTAATGTCTAACAGAACAGTACTTAAACCTACTCTTAGTGCTTCTGTTTGCACGTTTTGTAGATTACTGAGTGTTCCTGCGGTAGGATTAAAATAAACCTCCATTGCATTAATTTCACTGGTCAAGATATTGAAGTTATCATTCAATACCAGTCTGGATCCGGATAACGAATCTGTTCCAAGAATTTCTGTTACGCTAATTGCCATTTCTTTTCTTTATTTAATTACTAGAATATTTCTATTCTTTTTATATTTATTCCCATTCGTATCAGTAAGTTCAAGGGTGATTTCATATTTCCCTGAATTCTTAAACAAATAAGTTAAGTATTTACTCTCAAAATATATATCGGCCATGTTGGAGTCAGTTGTATTCTTAATTATCCATCTAGGCTTACCTTTACCTGGTATCTTACATTTATCATAAACGAACATAAGCCAAGTCATTTTAGGTAATACCTTTCCATTGTTTATAAACTTGGCAGTGTTCCATGTTGGGTTACTTGCTACACTTTGCCCTTTCCTATAAATTAAACTAGGACAATCATCATCTCCAGTTGGCCACGGTGAACCAGTTCCGGTAGATGGGCAAACATTATCACCATCTGCATATACCATATCTACAGCTTTAAAATCTCCATGTAATCCAAAATATCTACAGACTGCCTGTACAAACACCTGACTATTGGTTGCGTCATATACAACATTATATACATACTTATTAATAATAGGATTTGTACTCACATTTAAATCAGCGGCTGCTTCAGCTAATGTAGTTATAGACGAGTCAAAATAATGTTCTGCCGTTTCTCCATTTAATGCTGTAATTTTTAAATATGTTTCTGGCTGAACTTCTTTAAACTGAAAGAATGCCGGAGTATCGCCAGATGTACTAGTCATATCCCACCATAAATGATAAGTATCATTCCAACCACCGGTTGTTAAATTATCCCATCTATATGGACCACTAAAACTAGCTTTACCATCATCTTGGTAATTTAATAATTGAAAGTCTGGTGAAGCACCTAAACCAAAGTTATTAAGAATAGCATTAACTCTATCTAATGATTCATATAAGCTAGGGCTTTCCTCATCCCAAGTAACACTAGGTGTAATAGGTAAATTCCATAATGAACCATAATTATTCCAAACTTCTTTAGCTTCAGTATTCCAACTATAGATAGTCTCTCTTGCCTGATACCAACCAGAATATTCAACCTCTCTATTTTCTACACAAATAAAATCGGTCTTTACATTAGATGATATATTGTTATACAGATCAAATAGCTTCATCTCTACACTATATGTTCCGACATACGGTAATATTATTGGCAATTTATTATACTGTGATAGAGGTCCTCTAAATACTTTATAATAAGATGGTGAAACATCAGTCTCTTCTTTAAAAATTGTCCATTCTATTTCTTCAAAATTTCCACGTTCAATACCATCCCAAGTAAATAGAGTCTCCCCAGGTAATTGATTAAATAACAATTGTGAACCATACGCAGATTGACATGATACTTTTAATCTATCTACATTCTGACCAAATAACCTAAGGACATCACCAGTTACACCAGTCTCCTTTGTAATATCCCACCAAATCCAAGGAGTGTTAAATGAATCTCTTAATATTATAAGTTGATCATATAAGGCATTTCTTACATCAGTATCAGTATCACCAATTACAGCAGTGTAAGTAGCTCCTGTGTTAGTATCTGGGTCATTAATTGTAAATACATCACCTGCATTAACGCCTTGTGGATCTACATCAAATGTAAAAAATTTATTAGCATCGTTTAGCTGATTCCAAGTAGAATCAACATTATCCCATGTTATATTATTAAAAGAATCATTTTCTAAAATTGTCATTGCCCCAACAGGTATACCTGGTTTATCTGGAAGATAATATGAAGATTCACCATCAGGCCATGCACCTATCTTATTTAAATCTGGCGCATATCTAGTAAAGTATGCTAAGAATGCATCAGCTAAACCGGATATAGTAACATTACTTCCATCATATGGGATTCCCATTGGCCCATTAAAATCTGGTCCTATTGGTGACGGTGGATAAATCTGTCCTGGTACAGTAGGGCCTAATAATAAATTTCTTCCTATTGCATTAACAGGTGAGAGTGGTGCAATATAAGCATTACAATAATTAACAATAGCTTCTCCTACTATTCCTTCAGACGCTAAACAGAATGAACTAAATGATCTTAAGTCCTCCATGTATATACAATCTTTAGTTGATAATTTAAAATTAGCATCTATGCCTGCTACAATTTCTCTTTTGTCATTTCTACTTAATGTATTAACAACTTCAAGTAAACCGAAAAAATCAGCTTCACCTGTTATATCCTTGATTCTAGCATTAAGTGGTAAAAATTCATTTTCTAATTTTTTCTTTAATCCAAATAACTTAATTAAAATTTCTTCAATAGTAAAATCATAATTCTCTTCAGTTATAGGTAATGACTCTTCATCAAATCTGTTAGGTACAATATTATTAATTCTATAAACTAAACTAAATAAACTAGTTTTTCTAAACCTTTTATTAGGTAATGTTATAGTTCTATCATTTAATTGTACGCTTGGATCAAATACTGAAATATCATTACTCATAATGTACTTACCAAACATAGGTGAATTAGCATCAACATTTTTCCAAAACTCTCTAACCTTTAAAGTATCATATCCAAAAAACTTTATTGCATTTACCAAACCTTTATAAGAACCGATGAATGGATAGATATTAGAACCTTCCATCATAATCTCTTTTCTCTTTAAATTAACCTCATCAAAGTTAGGTAATAATTCTTTTATATTTGTATTTCTAAATATTTCACTATCTGATTCTAAAATATTATAACCCATATTCTGAGTCATAACTTTTAATCTTTCATCTTCACCTGTAGTTTCACCCCATATTAATATTTCTGCAATAATTTTATCTGTGCAGCTATCTTTTATGTATAAAGTTCTTTTAAATGTATTTTCCGTTTCGGATCTTATTGCAATATTAAGCTGTAGTGCCTCTGGTGTAATTACATCAGTAACAGTATATCCTTCAGGATCGATAGTTTCAGTAGGATCCGAATTTAATGATATTTCTAATTCTGTTATAACTTCCAACGGTGGTCCATCAGGTTCCATCTCCAAAGAGGTTTGTGTACCTGTATTAAAATCCATATCAAATTGAAATAAAAATATTTCATTAGGATCTGTTGTTTCCCATTCGGCTGTCCATTCACAAACACCGCCAGTAGATCCGGTAGTACCTGTTGCAACTTCAACGCCATGAGGAAACCCAAACTGTTTTAGATTATTATCTTTATTTACAAACTCTTCTAATATAAAAATTTGACCAACCTCAAACAAACCAATAGACACTTCAGGCAAATACATAGTACCTGACCATTTATCTTCTGATGGATCATAATTAAAATTAAGATACTTACCAGCTTTATCAAAGAAATTTAAATGTTTCCAGTTATTAACCATCTTAATTTATTTTTTGGTAATCTTTAGGCACGCCAAAGTTATAATAGATTCTAAGGTATTTTACTTTATTAATCCAAAATGTCATAATAGGTTTTAAATAAGAATCTAAAAATGTTGAAAGTCTTTCATTTCTAAACATGTAATTTGAAAATGAATTCCTCATTAAATTTTCATTATAGTCATTACCTAAATTTTTTAATTTCCACCCTTCTTCATAAGTAGCTTTATAAACACTAGGCATACCAGTTCTTCTCTCTGTATTTTTATTCATATTACTTTCCTCTTATTGCTTTTAGTGTAGGGTTATCTTGTAATCTTCCAGTGTTAGTACTTCTTGAATTACCGGATGTTGCAATAGTAGTCCCTCTACTTCTCTTAAGATCATTAAACTTAGATTGCTGAGTTTTATTATAAAGGTTATTAGGTATGCTACCTTTAAAGAATATGTTAAGTGAACTTATTGAATTCTTATTAGGAGTTGTTTCATAGAACGTTCCATTTCTATCATCCCAGCCACCTCTTATGATTGCTAAATCTTCTGGACCAATAACAACATCTCCAAATTCATCTAACCCTAATTGAGGATCTTCATCAGCCTTTAAGGTAATCTTATTAGTTTCTATTAATACTCTTTGGTCTGTTACTGGATCTATACCGTAAACAGGTACTTCATAAAAACCATCAGCTATTGCCTTTTCATTTTGTTCCGAGATAAAAAACACATTTACAGAATCTACACCATCTACATTTTCAATAATTGAAATAATATCTGATCTAGGAATTCTATCTCTTCTATTAATGTATATAAAATATGTACTAAGTTGTTCTCTTATAGCTGCATGCATTTCGTCTTTATCAAAACCTTCTACATATCTTATAACAATATTCATTGCATATCTTTTAATTACAGGATCATTAATTCTAACCTCAGCTGTAACTATTTGTCTACCGCTTTCATTTAAAATCTCATACACCATTTCCTTTTCATCTGGTGTTAATGTAAATTCTTCAACAGGGACATTAAAATAATCTTTATCACTTGTTATCTTTTTAGCAATATCAGGTATTAAAAACAAGTATATAATATTGTCATCATCTAAATACTGGTCATCTTTAGTATTATATGCATCTACGAAAGAAAAGAAGTCATACTTACTTAAATAGTAAATATAATTATTAGGATTAGCCAAAACAAATGAATTACTTTGATACGGAGCGATCAATCTAGTAAACTGAGGATCTTCACTATCTGAACCAAACATAGGATTCCTAACGATATTTAAAGATAACACTTCATCTAAATTAACCTCGTTACCTTGAGAGTCTGTTCCAGGATCTTTAAATTTTAAATCTAAATTTTGTCCGCCTATGTTACCTGCAGATCCTCTAGTCTTTACATAAGAAACTTTTATAATGGATCCTAATGCAGGTGGTTCTCCAAATTGTTTATTACCAAAGAAAATTGTTATACCACCGTTTACACTAGTTTTAACCATGACGCATTCCTCACCATTGTTCATGTCATATAATGAATTAACATTTTTCCATAACTTTCCATCAACATGTACATTAACCATATATTGGTCAGTTGGATCCTTAGTAGTTAAATTATAGCTTTGTAAATCTAACCCAGTACCAGTAAACGTTTGATCTTCTCTTTCTCCTTGAATTAATTGTACATTTACAAATGAGCTTGTAGTTTTTTCTAATCTAATATAATCGCTATCAAATTTTAAAAAGTAAGATAGACTATTTTGTCCAACTTCTAATTCTACATAATTTAGTATTTGAACAAAATCACCTTCAACTAGTGAAGCGGCTGATGTATTTAATCTTAAGCCTATTATACCTTGTGCTGATATACCTCTTGTAGGATCATGCCCGGTTAATCTAGATAATCCATATATTGATTCAATATTTCTTGCCCTACTTATATTAAGCTCTGTTGCGACTGCTTCAATATAAAATAAAATCAATTCGCCTAGGTTGGCAACCACTGTAAGTATTTGTCCAAATGGAGAAGCAGGAGTAAACACTTCACCAGCCTGATCATACTGACGTTGTAAATATTGAAATGCATCAAAGAATAACTCTGTTGCCTTTATTCTTGTTTTACTAAAAAATGACATTAACTATTTTATTTTTAAAATAAAGCCCCTATGACTCTCTCTTCATTTATATAAATATCAACTAAACAACCGTTTCTTTCTACTACGCTGTAAAATTGTACTCTTACATCTAACCCAAAAGCAGAACTACTACTGTTTAAGCAATATGACTGAATTTGGTTACTAATTCTTTGAGCAATAACCGATTCGTTTAATACCAAAGAAAAGACAAGATCATCTAAATTACATCCCATGTTAGGAGAACCTAAAACATCACCTTGTCTTGTAAACAAACAATTCTCAATCTTAAGAATAAGTTGTTGTAATTGATCTGTCACCTCGATTACATCATCATTGTACTTCGGTGCATCTATGTCTCTACTGTATATTTCTTTTATCATTGAGAATATTCTTTTATTATATATTCTCTACATTTTTTGAGGGTCTTAGATTATATTTTATCCAGTGAAAAAGTAATCTACCCCTTCATCACCTTTTATCTCTTCTACTATTCTATCAACCTCTTCTCA